CCCTTTAGGATATAATAATCCTTTGTATACTTTTCAATGTCATTTGACACGGATCTTGAACGACAGCCCTCTGTACGAACTTCCCAAGCATAATCGCCCTCAAGCTTTTGCACATTCATCGGCTGTTCGCAAATTGCATATTCATGTAATGGCTCTTCGTACCACCATTTCTTCTTTGCTAGATTGAACAATTGTGCTCGCAACCACTTGAACTCTCCACGCTTGATCTGTACAACATAACCGTCAAGATTATCATCAAACTTATCTACTGGAAGAGTGCCTGTGATAAAATCGTCAGCATCAATCATCATTGCCCATTTAGTCTTACCTAGACACAGTTCAAGTGCCTTGGAGCGATTGGTTCCGAAATCAGACCATTCATGATCGTGAATTTCTCCGGGAATACCCTTATCATCAAAAAACTTTTTGATAATTTCCTTGGTATTATCCGTCGATCCAGTATCACAGATCACATAATAATCAATAAATGGTGCGCATGAAGCCAAGCATCTTTCGATGTTTGGAGCCTCGTTTTTGACGATCATACTTAAAGTTAAATTGTACATTGTCATCCTTATGAATTAAAAAACTTACGAAGAGAACCGGGATTAAACTTTGGAATCAGATCCCAGTTATCCCGTTCATTATATTTAATGATTTTTAAACCAGATATGGGCATTTGGTTTTCAATCTTTTGTTTGTCAACTATTTCTAGCAGTTCCCATTCTTCCAGCAACTTTATGATAGCATTTCTTCTTTTCAAATCTTCTTCAGACACATTAGAGGGAAGACCATCCAATGCAAAAAGTTCTTTAAAGTGCGCTACAATATAAGTTTCATTTTTATGAATAAGATGGCAGGATTGATATAAAATATTTTTTCCTTTTGGAGAAACACCAATACGGCTAAGTGTTTCTCTTACTACCATAAAATCTTCTGGATCAAATAATTTTATATGAACGCCAACATTATTAAAAATTTTATCTGAAATTTCGGACATACTGCCTCACTCTTTATTATTAGTTCCACCCTTATATAAAGAAAGCTTTAACTTTTCTATATCACTGGGTCCAAGTATATTTAGGACTTCTTGAGCCTTGGCATCTGTATATCCAAAAACCTCTTTGATTATGACAATATTTTCCTCAGTAGACTTTTTTAACCAAGAAGAATAACGCTTCTTTTTTCTAATTGACATCCTGTAAAAATCAAACTGCATCTTTTTATCAGCCCACCAATGACAGTTGATTTCATTTGCATGTAATAAAGTATCAGGAAAAAATGAAAGGCATTTGTTTACAATAAATGGTGGATATGTCTTTTCTGCCTTTTCGTCTTGGTCCAACAAAGGCTTCTTATCGTAGTTAATACTATTCAAAAAGTCTTTTAGTTCCATTAAGCAAACTCACAATCCATCATTAACTGCACAACCATAGCCATGCTATTAATCTCTTGATCTGCTGCAAATGAAGCCTTGTACTGGTATTCTGCAATGATTAAAATTGCTTGAGGAATTGAATTTGGTTTTAGTGCAGTATATAGCTCTGTGTACAGACGTTTAAAAAACTCTGCTGTATTCAAATCAATATTCTGTACGATCCACTTTCGGCAGGAAGTAAAATCCTTTTGCTTCATAAAGCCAAGCAGTTCCTTATAAGATTCACTACTGCCCTGCGAAAGAATACCAACATCAATCTTACCACTTACAGAATACTTTTGCAATTCATTGATGATTCTGCGTATATCTGGAAAATGCTTCTTGACTAGGTTTACCAAAACACCTTTGTCATAAGAAACCTTTTCCTTTTCCAAGATCTGCTCAATGCGCTTTAGAATCAACAAGGCAACTTGAGCCTTTTCTTGACTTGGCACCGTAAAATCAATGCCAGTGCATCTTGAGTGCAAAGGATCAATTACACGGCTTTTATAATTACATGTCAAGACAAATCTGCAACCATCTGCAAACTCCTCTATGGCTCCACGCAATCCAGTTTGAATGCCCTGAGTAGCATAATCAAACTCATCTAGGATGATTACCTTGCCATTACCACTCAAAGACATGGTTGATGCATATTGGCGAATCTTAGTTCGCAATGTATCAATACCATTTTCCTCTGAGCAGTTTATGAGAATGGATTCCATTCCCAAATCATTGGCTAGAGCCTTGGCAACTGTAGTCTTTCCAGTTCCAGCCTTTCCGTAAAACATCATGTTTGGCAGTTTTCTTTCCTTTACCATTCCATTAAAAATGGTAGAAAGATCAACCGGCAATATACAATCTGACATGGTTTTGGGACGATACTTTTCGACCCAAAGTAGATTAGTCACATCGGTCACGATTAACCCCGCTTAATTGCAATATAGTATGAAAGATTCTGGCTTTGATGAGTAAATCTAGAAATAATGTTTTTAGTTAGTTCAACCTTGTAAGATCCCGGCAAAAACTTGATTTCCGAGACATTAAATGTTCCTTCGTAATCAGGTCCATCATAGTTCTCATCAATCAAAACAGAGAAACTGTTAGAAGTATCGTTTTTTGCATCATCAACAGTAATCTTAAGAACACCGTTTTCTCCAACAATCTTAAGATCACTGACCTGAAGAATACTAGATGCCTTTAGAATCTCATTTAGATTGTGCTCATCCAAATCAAAACTAATAATGATCTCTGGCATTTCCAGTTCTCTAGTTGGAACAGTCAAAAGAGATGGTTCAGAGTAGTAATATCTAACTGAGGACTTTCCATTTGAAATGTCCACATGGGTATCACAAAACTCCAAATCGGGATTGGGGAACATGCTTACCACACCCAAAAACTTATTCAAGTCCCAAATTGGAACATCCGTGTCAAACTCTTCTTGGATTGTTGCTTCAACATATATATTCTTTCCACCAGAAATAGTCCGGAGATTGTTTCCCGGCTTGATCAAGATGTTTGAATTGATGGAAGAAAAGTTCTTTAAAATTGCGAGTGTTTCTTTTGATAGTCTCATTTTAGTCACAGTTGTCATATATTTCCTTTTGTAAATTATTCTTCGTCTTTATTTTTACGATACATCATATCCTGAACTTGCTGCTTATGTTCGTGTCTAGATCCGCGTTTGTTTCTCACCTGTTGTTTTTTGCTAAATCCAGATGGCTTATTCTTGCGACGATTAGTAAACTTTTCAAAGCTTTCTTCGTTCATGACTCTTCAATTATAACTCCATTAAAACAGAAATCAAGTTGCAATCCACTGAGAACCATTTATGTCGGTAAACCACACATATGAAATACCATCTGATGAAGTCCACACTTGTCCTTCTTTTGGATTGATTGGTGGATTTTCAGAAATAGTGTTTTCGGTAATCCCAACAAAAAACCAATTTTTTGGTGTTTGGATTGGGCTTTTCTCAGTTTGTTGAGAACATTGATATAATTTTCCCTGATGTGTAACTACATCACCCTTTATATAGTTAAAGGGTTTTCCGTTGACATCCTTAGTTTGAAATTTTCCTCTAAACATTTAAAAATATTTAGACTTGAACTTTCATCTTTGAAAAATTATTTTTCTTTTCAAAATGCATCTGCTGGTCAAATTTATCTATTAGCTGATCTGCCTTGTGGCTAATGATGTATATAGAACACTTGTTCTTCATTTTATTTAGAAGCTTCAAGAATGATTCAGTTCCGGCAGAATCCAACGATGAATCCAAGATCTCGTCAAAGATCAATAGATTGCAGTTAAGGCTGTTTTTCATCTTGGCTACTTCTCGCCAAGTCAACAGTATGGCCAGATCGATACGCTGCTTTTCTCCCTCAGAGAAAGAGGAATATGAGAATTCATCTCTATATCTTGATTTAATTGTTTCTTTAAATTCTTCGTTGATGTTAAAGTCAACATAGAGATTAAGTTTTGAGAGGAACTTATTGACGAGTCCATTGATGATGGGAACATAATGCTTAATAATGCGGCTCTTGAGGCCACCATCTTTGAGTATATCGTAAACCACATCGTGATGAATTTGTTCATTAATTAAATTCTGCACTTTCTTTGATAATTCATCTTTTTCAGATTCAGACTTTTGTAGACTTTCTTCTAATGAAGAAATGTTGCTAGATGCTTGCTTTTCTTTCTTTTCTTTTTGCAAACGCTTTACGTTTTCTTCCCCATTGCCAATTCTATAATCAATTCCCATGATATCATCACGAATGCTATCCATGGTAACGTTAAAAGATTTAAAATCCTCTTGGGCATTATAAAGTTTTTGATTCTTTTCTTTTGCAATCTTTATTGCTTTTTGGCATTCTAAAAGTTTTATCTCTTTATCAGAGATATGTTTTTCTTTTTGGTCTGTGGGTAGATTTTGACCACAGCAACTGCATATAGCAGATGTTTTTAAAGATTGAATCTCTTCTTTCAATGTAGATTCAAGAACCTCTGCCTTGGTTAGCATTACTGGAACATCTTTTAAAGAATCTATAATTTTCTTTTGTTTTTTTACTTCTTCGTTTACTTTTTCAAGTTGCTTTGCATGCTCGGCTCGTTCAGATTTACTGAGTTTGATGTTTTGCTCAAAAGATTCAATTTTTTCATCAATTGCCTTTATGTCATCGGCATTGTGATTCTTTACTTGTTGAATAAAACTTTTTTGTGCTTTGATCTTTTCGTGTGCAATTTTAAGAAATGATTCTTTTTCTACAATATCCACCTTTAATGAACCCAACTGTCCTTTGACATATTGATTCATGTCTGCTAATACATCAAGATCTAACAAGCCTTCAATAATTTTTCTTCTTTCGGCAGGGGTTAACTGCATGAAAGGTATAAAATTTGATTTGCCAAGAATTACTACTTGTTTAAATGCGGCATAATCAAATCCCAAGATTTGTTCTTCAAACATTTCTTGGTAGTCTTTTGACTTTGCATTTTGGTCAATCATCTCCCCATCTTTGTAAATTTCAAAAAACTTTGGACTCAGCCCTCGTTTTACTGTGTATAAAACATTAGATCTTTTAAATTCTATTTCCACTACACAGTGTTTGGCATTTACGCTATTGACTAATTGGGGAATGTTAATTGGTCTAAACGGTTTACCGAATAAACCAAAGCAAAGGGAATCCAAAAGAGCAAAGGACTTGCCATGACCATTGGTTCCTGTTACGAGAGTAATTTTGTTGGTATTTAATTTTATTTCAGTAAAATTTGTACCAAACGAACCAAAGTTTTTAAACTTGACAGAGATAAATTCTATCATTCTTCTTCCTTAGACAGTGCGCTATTATACGCTGCATTTATGATAGAAGCAAGTGTGGTTTTGTCGATGGATTTGTCGGTAACCGTTTCTATCTCTTCATGCAGCAACTGTAAAGTGTCTTTATGAATGTCCACTGCAACAAGTTCCGGATTTGATGACACTTCTTCCGAAACAACCAATTCAGCAACACCTACTTCATAAAATTTATCAATGTATTTTTCAAATATGGGTTGCTTGGTTTTGCTTTTTATGAATACCTTTACGTGCTTATCTTTAAACTGTTCGTAATCTAATTTTTCCGTAGATTCTTCATAATAGTCAAGCGTATAGAATAGGCGTTCTGTATTCTGTACAAATTCAAGAGTGCGGTTCTGGAAATCAAAGACATGGAAGCCCTTTTCTTCCCAAACATCCGAAAAAGCCATTTGATATTGCGTGCCGAGATAATGAATATTGTCACGGCTAGACTTAACATGATAATGGCCACTAAGAACAAACTCAAACTTATCGAAGTGCTTGGAATCATATCCTTGCTCCACAAATACTCCACGAATGCTTTGAAACCCACATAACTCCAAATGACCAAGCAAAACAGTACAAGTCGTGTTTTGAAGGAATTCAGCAGCTGCTGATTCATTTTCTGGGTTAACCCAAGGTAACAACGCGACACATCCTGTTGTAAGTTGGATTTCAGTTGGTTCAGAGTAAACTGACCAATTTGGATAGTGTGTAACAAGTTCATTAAGAGAATTTACCTTATTAGTGTTCTTGTAATAAGTGTCATGGTTTCCACAAATTATTATACACTTAATTCCCATTTCCATCAAGGGATTTAAAAATCTTTCCTGAACTTGATTTAATGTTTTAAAATTGATATATTTGCGCCTATCAAATAAGTCGCCCAGATGGAATATGGTTTTAATATTGTTTTCCTTTAGATAAGGAAACAATTGTTTTTCAAAAAAAGATAGAAAGTATTCAAGCATAATGGGTGAATCATTCTTGTACCCAAAATGCGTGTCATTTAAAATTACTGCTTTCATATATCAAATGCGTCTTTTTTGACTTTCTTTTTTCTTTTGGTTTTCTTTGGAGCACACATATCTTCAAACCGCTCCATGTCAAGATCTGTTAGACCAAAAAAGTCTCTACGACCAACATCGATTCCTGCGTAGGTTTCATTAAACCAGTTATGGAAGTCTTTGTTGTTTTGTTGCTCTGCAAACTTGTACTGAACAAATTTTTCTTTCTTTTCCTTGTTTATGATACGAACAAAAGAAAACCAGCATATTTGGGTTAAATAACCAAATGGGCTGGTTGAAAGCTTTGGATCAAAATTGTCAATATAAGTTATGCAGTTTAAGACTCCATCAGAAACCATTTCTTCTCTATATGGATAGTTTGCAAAATTTGGTCTGTATGAAAGTCTAGTTGCTATCTTTAGAATGCATTCACCTATGTAATCTGGTAGTTTTGGTTTTTTTCTACCAGCATCTTCAGCTTCTTTGCATTTCTTTTTATATTCAACCAAAGCTTCATA